CAATTATATCTTCCATGTTATATGTTTTTAGTTCTTACTGAGTAATCTTGTATTGACACCCAAATATGCCTCGTTTCGTTAACGTCCATCTGTTCGTTAGCGTATTGAATGCTTTGGAGCTTAACGCCTCCATACGTTCCGTTTTTGCGATCCAGTGCAGCTCGAACCGCCACGCCTAAATCTATCGCGTTGTTATACGTAGCCTGAAAGTTATATACCTCGATGTTGGAAACGTCTACAGCTCCGCCATCCTCCTTTGAATCGCTTGGAGTATTCGAGAGAACGCTGTACACGATATAAGGAACGTCGATATTTGGAGGAGCTATCTCTGGAAAGATATTCGTCCCTACTATCCCACTCACTGTCGTGTCGTTTGTGAGGATGTTGTATATAGCTTTTCCGACTGTCATAATCGCTTCGTAAATTTCGCAAAGTTCTTTCTCAAGAGTATCTCCTGGAGCTTTAAACTCCTGTTAGTTGTCGCCTTCATACCTCGAGAGAAAACGCCTGTGTTCTGCGTCCTATGCTTACCTCCAAACCTGGGACCGAAATCGCCCTTTTCTACTATGTGAGCAAACCAGCCGTCATCTGCTTTTTTAGTTTTCCTTCGCCCGATTGCATTGGTCCGAGGTCCTCCCATTATTGTATTCCTGTTCTTATCTGGCTGCCACGTACCGCCCGACCTTCTAAGCTGTCCTGACTTCACTTTTGTACCTCTTACCGAGATATCTTTTCCGAGGTCCTTAACATTTGACTTTATGTAGTTCGCGTACACGTCTCCGACTCTGTGCCCTACATCCTGAAGAGCTTTGGAATCTTTAATACTCCACTTTGCGAGCTTGTCAATATTTTTAAAGAGCTCATTCGCTCCTGTGATAGTTACGCTCATGAGTTCTCGCGTAATTCTGTGATGACTCGTAACTGCTCCTGTCTCCCGACCTCCTGAACTCCTAGAACGTTGTACACTTTTCCATCATACGTAACTCTGTGAGAAGCCTCGAGGATACTCACTGTAGTTGAGTAGCGTATGTTAAACACGACTTGCTGAAAGGAAAGCATCTGCTCTCCGCTGACTCGCTCTGTCGCGCTTGGTTTGCGATCTATCGCAGCCCAAACAGTCGCGTAAGTAAGCCAGGTAACGACCTTTTCTCCATAGTCATTCGCTACCGAGTTAGGACGCTGTAAAACTATCCTTCTATCTAGTGCTCCGATGTTCATACAAGGGAGATAATTCTGTACGGATTTAGTATTGCCTCAATCCCTAATGGAATCTTTGAAGCTTTAACGCCTACGATTACAGCCCGTCTATTTTCGTAGTAATGCGATGCAAGCATTTTTATTGCGTGCTTAATTGGTGGGATAGCTGACTTCCCGATATTCCCAGCGATTATAACAGCGTTAAATCTGTCCTCAAAAGTAGATGGAGGATCCAGGAAAGCGATTCGCGCAGGCTCTCGTGAAGCGTCAAAATAATACTTTGAAACGTCAAGCGTCTGGAGTGTGTTTGTACTATCGTAATAAGTAACTCCAGTAACTGAACCAATAGCGGCTGGTATCTCTACGTTATAGAAATAGTCTGTTCTTAGTGTAAAGGTAGAGCTTACAAATACTCTCCCTGTGTAATCTTGTACAGCCATCGCTGCACTCGTTATTATCTCAGATATTGTTGTGTCTTCGTCGCTGTGATCCACGCGCAAAAACTCCTTCATATCTACGAGAGAGATGATATTTGTACCTAGTGGATTATCTGCTACTGTAAACTTCATATCTGAGAATTATACAAAAAGAGGGAGCGAGCGTCAACTCGCCCCCCGTCTCTGTTATTGTTAAACTTCTTAATCTACATCTGTAATCGAAGCGAATGCGCCAGCTTGACGCACTTCGCAATCATAAAACTTATTCAAGTGTAAAGCTATCTGAGCATTCCCAGCATTCGAGTAAGGATCAACTAACAAGTCAAGACCTCCGAAGTATGCGAGTACTAATCCAGCAGCGAAATCACCGAAGATTAAATCTCCATGATCCGCAGTACCTTCTGCGATGTTTGGAGTAGCTACTGCTGGGAAACCGTCAAAAGTTTGACCTGTCCACATAGCACTAACATTCGAAACTTCAGCAAGTGCGCGAGAAGAAGCCCATCCGTGAGGGTTCATAGCCCATTTGCAATTTGCCATGTTACCTCCAGCTTGTAGAACTGCTTGCTCAAGAGCGAAAACGTCTGAGTTTGCAAGAGCTGCACCACCATGAGCTACTGGAGTAATACCAGCTACAATCTTTGCGAATGCAGCCTTGTCAATAGTCGTGTTAATTCCAGCTGCTAACTCTCTTGCGATAAGCGTATCTACTTGCGATCCACCTTGCAGGATTAACTGCTTAGAGAATAGAGTCTTATTCGCTACACGTACAGGAGAGAGGTTAACCTCGTCCATTGCAAGCCCTGAGTCAGTGCTTCCAGCAACTTCTGTCGCCTCAAAACCTTTAGCTTTATTACTTACACGAGGGAACTTTAAGTTACCAGTCGCTCCGTTTATCGTTGTCGCTCCAAGTGTCTCAATCATAGTCGGTGCACGTAGCGCCTCGATTACTCCAGGAACGTTTGTTGGAACATATCCAGAACCATCTCCAGTACCATCTGCCTGGAAGTTGTCGGGAGATCCAGCACGATAAAGAGCTGCTTCAGGAATACCAATCTGCCCACTCATCTGCAAACCTCTTGACTGCATCTCAGAACGTGCCTCTTGAGCCCATTCTGCTTCTGCTCCTGTCAATCCTTTACCGTGAGATACCATCTCTACAGCGCGAGAGAGAGAAAACGAACGATTTGTTTTGTCCATCTCTTTTGTCTCAGATACTGAGCTTCCAGCAAAGTGCGCCTGGCGAGCAATCATATCTTCGTGAGCTTTACGACGCTTAATCTTGTTGTCAAGACGTACATTCTCGCTCTCTAAGTAGTCAGCTCTCGCCTCCTCTTCGTTTGTCATTTCACGACCTTCGCTGTCAGCTGAAGCCATTAAAGACACGTGCTCCTCGTAGTTCTTGCTACGTAGAGACTTCATCTCATTTAAATCCATATTATTCATTTTAATTTTATTAACTGTTACACACTTATCATTGTCGCTGGTTTTAACTTCAGCTGTTCTTATTTCTTTGGGCTCCTCCTCTTTTCGGGCTGCCACTGTCGCGTCTTTATATGCTGGATAGGTCACTGGCGAAACGTCCAATAACTTAGCCACTTTCGTAACTGTCCGCGTGCTCCTGTCTTCGCTCCAGCTCTGATCTTCAATCGTAAACGCAAACGAAGACTGCGAGATATCGCCTCTCTTAATACTTGTATAAAGGTCTTTTGCATATTGTTGCTCTCCCAGTTTTACTCTGTACTTTAACCCGTGCTCATCTGTTGAGAGCTCCAGCGTACCAGCTGAACTCCTCCCTAAAATGAGCGAGGGATCGTGATTGATAAGAGCCCGTACATCATCGTTAAGTACATCATCGAAAGCACCTGGAGAGATACTCTCTCTAAATACTCCGAGGTCTGTCTCGCTGTTGTAAAGAGCTGCATAACCTTCGATTACACGCTCTCCATCCTCCTCTCGTACTTCGAGAGTGCTATTATATTTCGAGTAGTGAGCTGCTGTTAATAGCTCGTCTCTTTTCTCATCCTCCATTGTCATTACTTTTAGAGATTGACTCGCTGTAAGCTTGGAGCTTATCGAGTGCAATCTGGTTTACCTGGACACAGTGCACATCTCCTCCAGTCACGGGGTTGAGCTGCTCCTCCTGTCTCACTTCGTTTATACTTAACACTCCATTCTGTAACATCTGAGTAAAGTAATTTGCACGAGCTGCGCTGTCTCCTCTCTGTAGATCGGATAGCTTAAACTTGCTAAATATTACTTCTCTATCGAATGAAGGGATTAACTTTCTGTCAATCTCCTGTTCTATCCTCTGAGTCCAGGGAACTATTGTGTGACGAGCAAACATGAGATTCTGTTGCTCTACGTTGTTGTAAGTCGTTTGTGAAGGGAGCTGGACCAGTGCTGTCGGTACGTTGAAAATTCTGCATATCTCTTCAGCTTGGAAGGCGCGAGTTTGAATGAACTGCGCCTCGTCTGGAGATATTGCAATACGTTGATATTTAAAGCCAAACGGCATGAGCTTTGTGCCAGCTTGAGCTGCTCCGTTATTCCAAGAGCCCTGGATAACATCCATTTGCTCCTTTTTGAGTGGCTGCTCTGAAGAGAGTACACCAGTCATCTGTCCACTTTGTCCAAAGTATTCAGCTCCGAAATCTTGTGCACTTTTCGCGAGCCCTAAATTCTCTCTATGTAATCGGATCGGGCTCATGCGCTGGAGGTTGCATATCTCAAGCATATTCTCAGGGCGTACAATACCCACATCTTTAACGCTGTAAACTCTCTCGCCTTTAACATTGCGAAGGTCTACATCTGAATAGTGTACAGGGATTAACTGTGTCGCGTGCCCTCTGTCGTCTCTCTCTATTATCGCGTACCCTACACCATAAATTACAGCACTCGCTGTAATAGACTCCCAAAACTCGTAAGCTGTTTGGTGATTGTTTGGCTTTACTTTAACCAGGTTATACGCTGGATGTACATTTGCCTGTACGATATTGCGCCCATCGCGCTCGTAAACCTCTAATCCGAGAGACGCAATAGTAGACGATATCTTATACACACAAGCGTAGACAGTGCTTATCGCCATAGCACTCGACTCGTTTATCGTAGCTCCTGACTTCGTCATGGGATAAAGCCCCATCTCAGAGGCGATTGTATTTGGATCGAATGGTCCAACTCTACGAAATAACGCCTTTACTCTGTCTGTTAGTGTGCTCATTCGCGCGGAGTATACGACAAATAATCGGCAAAGTCAAGCTTTATAGAGAGAATATTTCCAACAAATATTCATCATCTCCTTCGATTGTGTTCTGTACATAGCTATTCATTGCGATAATTGACGCGATAACTCCATCTACTTTCTTGTTTTCTTTCTGTTCTTTAGTCACTCGCTTGTTCTCGTTTACGTCTGTGTAGATTACAGCGCAGCCCATCTGCCATCTTAGGCATTTATTACCTCCGTGGATGATGTTACCGCGCATTACTTCCATCTCGAACTCCTTTGTCGGTCCATTCATGCTCGTTATATTCTGAGCCATAGGGACCATAACGATATCATCTTCGACGAGCTCCGCGACTATGTATGTACTAAATCGAGGATCGAAACCTATCTCACGTACGTCATATTTTGCAGTTTGCTCGAGAATATAGTTTTTTACGACTCTGTAATCTGTGACGTTGCCAGGAGAGATCGTTATATCTCCCTCTCTCTCATATTGTAGATAGTCGATTCCAGCTGCTAACTTCTTACTGTGCGCCTTTTCAGCATTCACAAATTGGTGTACCAGGAGATAAAAGCATTTATTCTCATCATCTCGAAAGATGAGAGCGAACGCTGTTAAATCTTGCGTACTAGCTAAATCGAGCCCCCCATAAGCTGGTAATAGAGGGAGTCTGTCGTAAGGGATATCTTTTGCGCCCTTCATAAATATCTCGTCAGGAATCCACGCACTCTCTGAGCTGGTCCAGATGTTGAGATGTAAGCGCATAAAACTATTAATCATCGAGGGATTGCTTTTCGCTTTTTTTACCGCATCTGTGAAGTATGCTTTTGTGCAAATAGTCCCATAACCTGGATTAGCTTTCTTCCATGTCTCTTCTTTGGTCCAGTCATCGTCTGGGTCCGCTCGATAGAGTACAGGTAAAAACGTGTCATCTTCTATTGTGCCACTCAATACCGCTTCGCTGTACTCGTGCATCTCATAGCAGATACTCGCTCTATCGTGACCAGCTGTAGTTAGTGCGATAATTACAGGTTGTCTCCTCGAACCTACTGAAGTCGTCAAAACGTCGAAAAGATCGCGATTCGGTTGAGTGTGGAGCTCATCGAAGATAATACCATGACAATTCAAGCCATGCTTCGTATATGCCTCCGCGGAGATACTTTTGTACCAGGAGCTTTTGTACTCGATTGTATTGCGTAGCACTTTACAGCGAGAGCGAAGATGTTTATTGTTCTTTATCATCTCCTGAGCTATGCTAAAAACAATATTCGCTTGTCCTCTGTCTCCCGCTGCGCTTATAAGCTCTGCTCCTGGCTCTCCATCTGCGAAGAGTAGATAAAGGATGAGTGCAGCTGCGAGGTTGCTTTTGCCGTTCTTTCGAGGGATCTCGACATAACAGAAGCGATAACGCCTCAATCCAGTCTCCTCATCTTTCCAGCCAAACAAGGGGCGCACTATATCCTCCTTTTGCCACTTCTCGAGGATAAATGGGGCTCCGCTTAATTCCCCCTTCACATGAGAGCAGAACTTCTCTATAAATAAAACAGCTTTATCTGCTGCCTCTTCGTCAAAATAGTAGCTCAAAATATCGTTAATTGTGGATGTGTTTTATAACTTGCGTCGTACTTTTTGTTTTTACCCTTTGGATATGGTAAAGGCGTAAAAAGAACGCTTTTTTTTAAGGCTTTTTTTTGTTTTTTCGTTCCCCAAAATAAGACATACCTGTTTTTCGCAAGGCGTTGAACTTGATATAATTTTTCCCCGTATTTTTCTTTTAATTTTTGCACTCTGTTTTTTTCAAAAGCAAATTCATCCATCAAAGTTCTATTGTGTAAATGCTCGCTACCTTTAAGTACCCAGTCTTTTTGAGTATGGCTTTCACCAGTGAAATAAAAGTTACAAGCCTGATAAACATATCCCGTATGTCCTATCGACTTGTCTGCATAGCTTACAATTATTGTAGGTTTTGGAAGCTTTTTTATACAAGAAGATACAAAAAAAGAGGCTGTGTTTTTAGGTAGATTATCATTCAAGCACAGCCTGTTTAGCTCATATACTAAATGCATATACTCCGCGCCACATATGCTTTTTTTCATTTGTTGAGGTACAGCGTTTCCAAAAGTACAAATACCTATAAGTCGGTTCTCTTCAAATAAACCAAAAGCAAAGGAAACTGAACACAGGCGTTTCAAGTAATGTTTATATAATAGCCACTCTTTTACATCTTCATTTTTTATACTTTTTACAATCATCATTGTAGAAACTCCTTGAGCTCATCTTCTCCCTCGACTCCATCTCCAGCCCATCTCTCAAGGTGAGCGATAATCGCTTGTTTTCGCATCCTCGCCTCTTTCAGCTGTTGCCACTCTGGGCGAGCTCTGCTGTATACATCGCCACTCTTGCCCGTTACCATGTAGCACGTGCCGTTAATGTCGCAATAAGCTTGCAAGATGTGCTCCTCCGACTCAACGCAACTGAGCGTGTATATCATCGCCTGAACTCCAGGAGTTAGGGTTTTTGTCGAGCCGTATTGCAAGAGCTTGAGATCGTATATCGATTGTTGTAAGTCTGTCATGTTATTGAGTTTGTTTTATTTTTTATTATGTGGACTTACAGAAACAGTCAAAATCTGTGTCATCTAAAAGTGAAAGTTGAAGATCCATGTCTCTGCTAATTTTAATTAGTCCTTCAATTGTTATGTTGTTCCTAACGTCCATCTTTGGCTGTCTATCTGTAGAGTGTTTTTTTTCGATATCATTCCACCAGTCAACATTTAAGCCTTCTCTAAGCAGTAAAACTCTTTTCTTTTTTGACTTTAAAAAGCAAAAATCACAGTTTCCTTCATGTTCCTGAAGCTTTAAATCAAATGGTTGTTTTTTCCACCAGTCATTAATAAACTTTTTATTTACATTAATTTCTGAAAGAGGATATATAAAGTTTTTTCGTTTTGTTAGTCGGTGCTTCTCGTCTGCTCTAATGCCTATCGCTGTTAAGTAATCACCATTAAAAAAATCTTTTGCATATTTATGGATCGGGGACTCTTTCAACTCCCTTGTACAGTGTCTATAAAGTTTCGAGGGAAGCCCATATTTATCAATAACATCCGTGAAGGGTTCGCCGTTTTTTGCACAGGATTTGTAATCCACGATTGTGTAGCCTGTGCCTTTTCCTTTTATGGGGTTCACTTTAGCTTCAACCCATATAAGACCCAGCTGATAATGTTGATCTAAGCTATTTAAAAACTCAAGCGTTTCAGGCCTCTCTCTTCCTGTGTTTGCGTATATGAAAAGTAAATTTTCGCGCTTGTATAATTCTTTAAGGTAAACAGCCATAAAGCCAGAAGTCCTCCCTCCTGACACAGAAACAAGAATATTTTTGTTTTTCATAACTGTCCCATATTATTAGAAGTGAAGCCAGCACACTCTCCATCTTTTGGATACGCGAGCTGCATATAATTGTCGCACTTTTCACATTGTGCATCGTGAACGATCCCTTCGCCCTCGACGTATTTAATCGTTACGCTTGAGATTAATATCTCCTCTCCTGGTGAGCATTTACATTTGAATAGAGGCATTCCCTT